CATCATCATGTTTGTTCTTGCCCATCTTCACATAACTCGTAAGTTGTCGCATGAATTTATCATAATCGCTCCCAGGTTCATAGTCTGAGCGAAAATAAAAGTATTCCTTAACATACCCGGCACTCATTAGCATCCTAGTCTCTTTGTTTGTTGATTGATTCTCTCCTACTATTGAGCAATGACTCTTATCTTTGATTAGATTTCTCACATTACGAACGAAGCCATAGCCACCATTATTTGACTCTATCCTCATTACGTCACACTTAGTATCTATAATCTGCTGTGCGACTAATGGCTCTGTGATCTCTACACCGTCCTGTGTGAACACAACATCTGTGATGTAGGTATACTCTCCATATCTCCGGCCTATTGGGCTTGCTAGGTAGTCCTCGCCCTTGTCTGCTGTATCTGTAAATCCTACTACTCCGTCAGCTTGCTTGGTTGACAAGTCCTTCATTGTGAAGCGTTTGAGCTGTTCAATAGGGAAGAGTAGTCCTTTTGCTTCTATAGGATGCTGCATAAACTCTGCTTCCCATATGAAGTCCTCTGTGATCTTCCTTAGTAGATGATATTCCTCAGTTGTCTTGACTTCTTCGCAGAATGTTTCTCCATCATCAGTAAGAGCAGGTACATTGATAACCTTCATGTTAGGGTTATATGCTTCACTCTCTGGGTCTGTGAGGTGTCCTATGGGGTCTTTACGTGTCCAGCGTGTAGCTATGTGTATCTCTGGACATCCTGTCTCTAATCGGCTCATATGCGTCGATGTGTACCAATTCCAGACGTTCTCGATCACTGTCTCACTTAACGCTTCTTCGATGTTCTTTATGCCATCATCAAGTATAGCTAAGGTCTTGCACCCAAAGCCTGTAATGGGTCCACCTACGCCGGCGCAGAAGTAAGCTGGTTGAGTGTTCTTATTGATGCACCAGTTATCTATAGCACCCTTGGCTATTACGCCAGGAAAAACTAACTTATACTTTGTACTAGCCATGATACCATCACGAATGTCTTTGCTGAACTTCTCGGCTAGTTTAGCTGCATAACTATTACGCATGATTGACCCGTCCGGTTCTTTACCTAATAGCCACGCACAGAGAAAGGATGTTAGATAACTCTTCCCTGCTCTTGGTGGTAATGATACCGCTAAGGAGGGGATGAGTCCGTCTGCTACCTCTTGAAAAGCATCAGCAATTAGTTTTAGATGAGGTTTCTTTGCTGTGAAGAATGCCGGGTCCATATATACGCAGAAGTCGTAGAAAACTCTTCTTGCTAGTTCTATCTGTAGTTCATCAATGACCACCCTTAATCAACTCTCTTATTTCATCTGTTGTTAAGTGGGATAGATCAACTTTGTTATTGACTGTTGTCTCTCCTGATTGCTCTATCTTCTCTGTGAATAGCTTGAGGTGTTTGCCGAGAAGTTCAAACGCTTTGAGTGTATCTGATTCCTTTATCTCTCCCTTTAATGCTATGGCCTTGATTCCATTTAATACGAAGTCTGCTGTTATTCCGTTGTTCTTGCATCGTTCTTCTTGCGCTTTTTCAATGATATTTTTAATATTAGGTTTGTTTAGGTTTTCATGTCCAATAATAAAAGCTGTCTTAGGTGAGTACCCTGCCGCAATGGCCGCCTTTGTTGCATTAGGATCTATGAGATAGTTCTCTATAAATGCCTGTTGCTTTGGTGTTAGTGCCATTGTGTTTTCACCTCCCTAAAATATATTTATCTTTATCTATGAAATCGTTTGACATAATCTATAACCTGTGGTATACTTAGGTATAATCAAATTTGAAGGGAGGAAGTAACAATGCAAAAACTAGATAATTCCTATAAACTTGAGAAAGAAGAAGTACGTACAATGACTATCAAGGACTTTAGGGCGGGAGATTATATTTATATCAATAAATGGTTAATACAAATAGACTTAGTTTCAGGAGGAATGTATTTTTATCAGATCATAGGAAAATGGAATAGACATTATCAAAAATGGAGTCAATACCTTCCTAAGTATATAAAATCTTTCTTGGAGGTTCTCTAAATGCCTAGAGGTGGAAAACGAGTAGGGGCCGGGGCTAAACCCCGTACCTCTTCCCCTACAATCGTTCGTGGTATTCGCTTTACTGTAGATGAGTGGTCAACGGTTGTCGAACGTGCTTATCTACGGAGCATCACACCAAGTGAATACATCAGGCGAAAGGCTCTCGAATGAGGGCTTTTCTTTTTTTGGGCAATAAGAAAGACGCTCCTTCTGGAACGTCTGATTGGTTCTTTAAAATTGAGCGTGCCTTTACAAGGAATTATACTACACCTTGTCAAATCAAGTCAATAGTGTTTATTTAATCCTTTCTACTAATCCTAAATTATAAGCATCCTCTAGTGCCTTTTTTATCCACCTTAAATCTCTGCCAAAACTTGCATCTTCTGGTTCCATAGCATCTGATTCAACGCTAATTATTTGTCCATCAACTTTTTGTATAATATAAGAGGCAGATTCCTTGCCTGAGCCATTGTCTGATAATCCCCATTCTTTGTTTACTTCTTCTGGTAATTCTTCATAGTAGCATTGGATAACTTCAAACATGTTATTTTTCCTCCTTCTGATCTAATGACAACCAAGCCTGTGTGCTCAATAATTCACATCCCCAAAATCTTCATGTACTCTGGCATCTTCCTTGCTGGCTTCTTTGGCACCCTGCTTTTGCTCCCTCCACCAGGCTCCGATGGCCCTGCCGGGAGCGACTCCTTATAGTTAATATCGCCTGGCTTTTTATATCTCGCCATCCACTCCCATATCCCCCCTTCTGGCAACTGGTCAAACTCTTTCATCCACGTTCCTCTGATCTTATGTGCGCTTTCTATCGCCCCTTTTGTGACAACTTCCTCTGAAATCTTAGCGGCTAGAACGACGATATTTAGGTCATATTTAGATTCATAAAGGCAAGTATTAGTGAGACTGACATATCTACATAATGAACAATCGATCCACCCCTCAGGGCATAAGCGTATTTCTTTTTGGCATTTCAATTGCTTAAGCCCCCTCTCGTCTCGTTTCAATCCACATCGCTAAAAGCAGGAAATTTGCCACAACCATAAAATAAATTGCATCCGCCACGTTATTTGTCCAAAATGAAATAATACTAATTACCAATAAAATTATGATATTTACTTTTAGAAACATCCTTAACATCTTCATCCACATCTTGACCACCCGCATTCCACACAATGGCTACAACCACTACCCTTGATCATTTTCCCTCCGCACTCTTGACACCCAGCACCTTGACGTTGGAAGAAACAGGCTCTTTTCCATTTGGGACGTGCTATCTTCATTACCTTGCAATTTTGAACGTCAGATTCACTTTTTATACTTGGATTTGAGCAGAATTTATTTCCGCATTTATTCATGTTTTGCCTCCCTCATCTTCTCGTCTAGCATCCCCAACGTCGCCCTCGCCCCACTCATCTCCATCCTGACCGGGATTTCGATTCATATAATCTCGGCATGGAAGGCAATAATAACATGAACTGATTTTGCCGTTGCCTCCGCCCGTTATATAAATCATTGTTGAGCCTTTCTGTAACCACTCTCCGCACCCAACGCACATATGGTTTTTTCGTGTCTTCGCAACTTTGCGCTCGCTGTAGAATCCGCTCATGACTTCTTAACCCCTTTCTTCGGGCAATCATCAGGACTCTGAGTAGTCGCCCATAATGGATTTAATTGAGAAACCTCTATACAGTCAGCACATGAGTATACTGGACCCCTGTCTTTATATGGACATTCTTTGCTTTCTGAACCGCCATTTATTATATTGCTACTCCCAGTTGTACCTACTCCACTTGTCATTGGGATTCTGTTTCGTCCGCTCATTTCTTAATTTCCTCCCCTAAATACCTCTTTAAAACCTCGCTAGCCTCAACCCAGCCATAACAAACCGTTGAATAATACCCCTGCTTGGTCGTTTGTACTATCCACCATTCTTGGCTAGGAGATGTCTTGCCACCTTTTACCTTGAGCTCGATATACAACCCGTGGAATTCTCCCCTCGCTACAGGTAGAAATATATCGCTCACTCCTGCCTTGACTCCTTCACGCTTCATTCTGACCGCTTCGATTAGGTTTCGCTTCCCACCGTTTCCGATCGCATGGAGTAGTGAGAGTTCTGGGTATTGGGCTTGCATCAGTTTGGACCAGACGAATAAGGCTTGTTGGTGGTCCGATTCGTTATGATTCAAATTCAGTCAACCTCTCTAGCGCATCGTCCCTATCAAAACTATCATCTAATATTTCCAGGGTATCTAGTATTTCTTCTAAATCCTCATCATCAGGATACGCTTCGTTTATCTGCGCATCTATCCCTTTTCCCAGTCCATGGCTTTCTCCGTTTTCAAACGCGCTCATAGCGAGTGTAAAGTCTCTCCCTCTGAAATTAAGGGTTGATTTTTCAGTTCCGTTTTCCCAAACCTTTGTATATTTAGCCATCTATTTCCCCTCCGCTCTCTCAAATTCCACTACCCAAACGAATGGATTTAAGTCCCAGCCATAGCCACGTTTGGCGTTTAAGGTGTCCCACAACCTCATAAATAAAACCTTGGCCCTATCTATTACGCTTTCAGAATTTTCCAGAGCATTTATATCCGCCGCCCTTTTCCATGCCACCCCTTCAGCAATTGCATCCTCCTCGGTTATGTCCTGCAACCTCTCAACCCGGATGTCTTTGACTTTGAGGAATAATCTAGCGGCTATTTTTGGCATGAAGCGAGGGGAACGCCACGCTCCCTTCCATGACCCAACAGGATAATCGGCGGCGTAAACAATATGAGGAACCATTTCGGGACTAAACTTTCTTTTGTAAAACCATGCCTCATCGTTGGGATTTAGTTTCTTTGGTTTCAGTATCAAATCATGTATTGCCCACGTTTCCCTCACCCAAAGAATGTCGCCAACTTGACCATAAGGGCAGCGAAGATATGATGGACACTCTTTTACCCGATCAACTCCAACGGCTATATATCCAGGCTTAGTGAACGGCTCTTTAAACGCTAACGCTTTATGGCTCTCGAAATCATGCATGATTGGCTGTGGCTTAATAACCCTTCTGGTCATTGACTTATTTCCTGCCAAAATTGCCTTGACCATTTCGGTTGAAAATATGATTGGCTTTTCCTTCATGGCTTCATCCCCTTCGTAATCATCTCAAGCCAACTCCAAAACTCCATATTCAATCTCTCAAATTGTGGAGAATTGTTAAACTTGTTCTGATGTGCTGCTTTTGCCGTTCGATTTCCTCGTTGGTAGATTCACTAAGGGTTATGTCCTCCGTGCCCTCTATGGTGCCATTCTGTGGCTTAGATGATGTAGATTGCGCTCTAAGTTCAAAGGGCTGGCAATCATAGTTGTATTTACTTTGCTTTTCCATTCGCTTTTTTCTCCTCTTTCTAGTAAGCCAATATTAATTGCTGGCTTCCTCGCTTATAATTGAGATAATTAGCAATTGTTTTCTCACGCTTTTTGCTGTAATGCGTGAAGGTGGGATACCACTCACTAAATAATTTAACGCCCTTGCTGCTGTTACAATTTCTGCAGGCTGGAATAATATTAACCCTTGCGTACTCTCCACCCTTACTAAGCGGATAAAAGTGATCCTGCTCTAATGGTTTTCCCTTGCCACAATAAGCACAACAATTGTTAAAGTATTCTTTTGCGTCTGTCCATTCTTTGACGGTGAATATGGCGGGTAGGGATAATTTCATTGATCTGTGTCTTCGCTTGTTTAATTTCACTTTATCTGGATTATTGGTTCTCCATCGCTTCTGAATCTCATTAACTTTCTCTCTGTGGGCTTTACTCCATCGCTTACCCCACTCGGCATTCTGCTCTCGGTGAGTTTCATAGTATTGCTTTTTCTGCTCAAGAATTTGCTCTCGGTGAGTTTCTCGATATTGCTTTCTTTGCTCACTAGCTTGCTCTTGGTGGGTTTCATACCATCGCTTACTTCGCTCAAGAACTGACTCCCGGTTAGATTCATACCATCGCTTATGGTACTCACTCCTTTGCTTCTTGTGAGTGTAGTCGTATTGTTTTATACATTTCTTGCACTGTACACCTAACCCGTCTTTCGCGCCCTTGTGTTTATAAAAGCACTCAACCGCTAGTTTCTTTTTACATTTGGAACATCTCTTATCTTCCATATTTTACACCCCTTGGTTATATTATATCACGTGATAACGTGACATTCAGCAGCAAGTGTTTACATAATAACGTATTAGCGATATAATACAACAAAGGGGTTGATAATGTGGCTCGAAAGAAATTTACAACCAATTTGGATGAGGAAGTGATAAAGCTACTAAAGCACCGAGCTATCACGGAGAATACAGACGCAAGTAAAATAATAGAGAAATTGCTCAAAGTTTATTTAGAGAAGCCTACGGAATAGTGGGCTTCTTTTTTTCACTAAACAATCCCACGTTGGAGCCCATCTCATTTTCTTTTCTAAATGTCCAGACGGTTATCGTTGAGCATTTCAACTCTTTGGCTATTTCGCTGTCTTTTAGACCATTTTCCCACAACTTGGTTATGTGTTCATGATTTACTAAGTTTTTCTCATTCTGGGCAATAACATAATTACTCTTCAGATTGTTTCGCTGTCGCCATTGTTGTATCGTTGCTTTCGAGCAGTTAAGTTGTTTGGCAATTTCCGTGTCGAGTAGACCGTCCAAGTAGAGTGCTGTGGCTTCCTCTTTGTTGATCTTCATAATGGCTCGTCACCTTCCTCTGGGTCTTCACATTCTGAGCAAATTAACTTCCCATCAACAGGGTTAAGGCGTTCACTCCATTTACCGCATTTTTCACAATCCCCCATCCACCAAAAGTTTGTATATCCTGCGGCTATTAATTCATCTACTTCGTGATCCCCATTGACTGCGGTATGCACTGGTTTTCCGTTTTCCCTGCATAAATGGCCTTGTATATCTATAAACTCACAATCATGTAGTGCATCATGGCCTATAACAAAGTTTCTGGCTTCACGCCATGTTTTAGCTCCAACAAAAACGCCAGAATCCTCGTCATTTCCTGTAAAATAATAGAGCTTGTTCATTAGGCTTTCCCCTTTCTTTGCATCTTAGCTTTCTTCTCTCTTTTCCAGAATGCATTTGATATGGCATATTCTTCTGCCGTTTTAGGGACATATCCCCACGCTGTAATAGCAGCGGATATGTCCGGTCTTACCCCAGCTCGCCTACATAGTTTGGCACCCTTGGCTAATGCGATGAGAAATCGCTCCATTTCTTCTGCTTGGGTTGGAGTCAGGACATCTTTATAAGTTTTCCGGGGCTTGGTGAATTGCCGGGGTGTTTTGGTTAGCATGGATTATCCCTCCTTCCGTCTATTCTTAATCTGCCTTGCTAACATTTCCCTGATCTGTTTTGTCCTGGCATCAATATCCTCAATATCCTCAAGTTCCCCTTCGTCATAATCCCCCTCTGTTAGCTTGGCAATCTCTTCCGGCTTAAAAGGTTCCGCCAGTTTAAGAATTGGCTTACACATGCCAACCATTAAATCTTTTAGCTTTTGCGGTGTTTTAGCGTCCATCATTTCACGCTTTGCTAATGCTTCATATGCCATGCGAAATTGCGCTCGGTTAGTGTCGTTTTCCTCATTGACACAAAAGGCTTGGAATCCACCCAATGCTCTCATGGCTGCCCTATTGATTGGAGTGAGTGAGTTAATCGCTTCCTCTGCGCGATGTACTCCGAAGTTCCTTACCGCTCTCAATACTTGGTCATAAGCATCGGGCCATGGTAGTGTTTCTTTTCCTGTTACCTCAAGAGCTGCATTGCGGAACACTGCCGGCATCGGTAAGAAGGGGTTTTTAAGGGTGGCTATTACTTTTCTAGCTGCAACCATAGCTACTTCAAAAGGCAAGTCACTGAGGGCATCCCAATACACTTGGGTTTTCTCAGGAGAAGGGTTTGTGTCGGTTGTCACAGAATTAATATATCTAAAGAACTTTTGGAACTCTGCTTTATTCATTCTCGTCCATCCCTTCCGTCATTGCTGCCCATTGGTCGATTGCGTCAAAGGATTTTGGGCGGTTTGGTTTTTGCTTTTCTACTCGTTGTTTTTGGTTGCGGTCTTCCCATTCCCTAAATACCCACCCGTTTGTTGCCATAGTGTGGTAATCGGATTCGTATGGCGGTTTACCCTTGGTTAGATAATAGTTATCAAGGATGTCAATCATCTGGTCCGTCTTTTCTTTACCATTCTTTTTAACGAGTTTTTCATATTCCGATTCCGTTAAGTGTACTTTTTCACCAAATACACTCTTAATGATTTCCGGTTTCTCCTTTTTAGGTTTAGTTTTTTTTACCGTTCTCTTCTTCGTATCTTTATCTAGTTCTAGTTCTAACTCTAGTTCTAGTTCTAACTCTAGTTCTAGTTCTGTCGCGTCACCTTGCGTCACTGTGACGTCACAAAGGGGAAGTTGTTTCAATCTATCCCTATAACTCGCCGTTCTAATACGTGTTTGCTCCCTGATTTTCTCCATTCCACCAATATTCTGATATTCGCCCCAGTTCTTTATGTAGATAACCTCGTCGAATACCTCTATCATGGAAAACTTTTCAAGGGTTAAGACCGCTAGGTTTATAACTGGTATTTCAAAGTCGAATTCTACAGCCAAATCCTCTGCCCTAAATGGTAATGTATCCGTTAAATACAAGGCTCCGTTTTTATTACACTCTCCAGCTTGGGCCAGAAGGAATATCCATATTAGAACGATGTTGTTTCCCTCCGGTAGAGTACGAATTCGTTTAATCTTTTTGTTACTCACCATATCCGTGTATATTTTGATCCACTTTACGTCTGCCATGTTTCACCTTCTCGCCTCATTTGTGAGAATAGCCCGGGATTAACCGGGCTATGTTTAATTACTCGATCAGCCATTTGCCATGTCCAAGAGTGACTAAT